TTCAAAATAGTGGTGGTTCAGGTGTGTCAAGAACATTTGATTATCAAGCAAAAGGAGTGTAGAATATGTTGTTGATTATAAAAAAAACTGATGATATAGGGTAGTAATGGCACAACACGATTATATTATAGCGAACCAAGGATTTCCATCATTTAGAAGTGATCTAAATAATGGTCTATCTGCTATTGTTACAAATAATAGTGGAACATCAGAACCTACTACTAAATATTCAGGTATGATTTTTGCTGATACGAACACAACAAATAAAATTATTTTTAAATATTATAATGGTAGTGCTTTTGTTTCTGTTTTTGAAGTAGCAACAAATGCAAACACAGCATCTATACCATCAACAGTTAATATAGAGGGTGAAAGCGATCCAAATGCAATCCCCTTTGCAATTGCATTAGGAGGATAATAAACAATGGCAAATAACTTTCTATCTACAGAGGTGACTCTTTCAAATAATAGTGAAACAGATATTATTACTACGACATCAAATAAACAAATTCTTATTGGTTTTACTGCCGCTAACAAAACTACAACTTCATTAACACTTACTGTTAAAATGAATGATGGTTCAAATGATTTTGTAATAGTTAATGCAGTATCAATACCACCAAACTCTAAAATTGAAATTTTAAAAGGTAAATTTGTATTAGGTTCAGGATATAAATTAAAAGCAACATCAAGTAATTCATCAGGTAATGTTGATATAGTGATGGGATTATTAACTGATGTATCGTAGGAGTTTTATATGGAAGAAAAAGATAGTGTTACATATGTAGGTCAATCACCTGCTGTTGATAATGTTGTAAATTATCATAAAAAAGATTTAAAAAGAGATGTATTTATAGAAGCTTCAGCTAATGCAGTATTTGCTGGACCATTTACAGTTTCATCAACACTTACAATAGAATCAGGAGCAACAGTAGTAATAGTATGAGTAAGATAGAAGTAAATACAATAGATAAAGCCAGTGGCTCATCAGTTACCATTGGTGGATCAGGTACTAATGTTGTATTAGGAACTTCTGGTCAAACAGTTTCTGTAGCAAGTGGTGTTACAACTTCAGGTATGGGTCGTACTGGCACAGTAGATTGGCAGACAACAGTTAAAACAGGAAATTTTACAGCTTCAAATGGTGAGGGATATTTTATAAATACAAGTGGTGGAGCAGTTACTGCAACACTACCAGCATCACCATCTGCAGGAAGTATTGTTGCTTTTAAAGATTATGGAAATACTTTTGATACAAACAATTTAACAATTGGTAGAAACTCATCAAAAATTGGTGGGGATACAGAAGATGCTACACAAAGAACAAAGGGTGCTTCAGTCACATTAATATTTACTGATTCAACAAAAGGTTGGTTAGTAGTAAATGATGGTTTGCAATCACAAGCTCCAACTGAAAGTTTTATGACAGCAACAGGAGGAACAATATCAGAATCAGGAAATTTTAAAATACACACATTTACAAGTCCAGGAACATTCCAAGTAACAGCTGTTGGTAATACACCAGCATGTAATCAGGTAGATTATATGGTCGTTGCAGGAGGAGGAGGAGGAAGTGGTGGTCCATCAGGAGATGGTGGAGGTGGAGGTGGAGCAGGTGGCTATAGAGAATCGCCAGGTGCAAAAACTTGTTATTCAGCAAGTCCTTTAGGTGCTTCTCCAGCAGTAGCTTTACCAGTTTCAGTAGCAAGTTTTCCAGTCACAGTTGGTGCTGGAGGTACAGGAACAGATACTTTTAGAGTTGTTGGTGGTTCTGGTAGTTCTTCAGCTTTCGCTGGAAGTTCAACAATTACATCTGCTGGAGGTGGTGGAGGTGGTGGTAATACTACAGGAGCCGCAACAGGAGGTTCAGGTGGTGGAGCAGGCTCTGGAGGTGGAGGTCCATTCCCAGGTGCCGCAGGAAATACTCCCCCAACAAACCCAGCACAAGGTAATCCAGGTGGTAGTGGTTCTAATAATCCTCCAGATCAAGGTGCAGGTGGTGGTGGAGGAGCAGCAGGTTCAGGTGGAAATCATTCAGGTAATAATGGTGGAAATGGTGGTGCATCAACATCATCATCTATAACTTCAGTTCCAGTAGCGAGAGCTGGAGGTGGAGGCGGAATGGGTTCTGCTTCTGGAAATGGTGGTTCTGCAACAGGAGGAGGTGGCTCTGGTGGTAAAAGTGGTGGAGGAAGTGCAACTTCAGCAACTGTTAATACTGGTAGTGGAGGAGGTGGAGCAGGAAACTCTTCGCCAGAATCAGCAGGAGGAAATGGTGGTTCAGGAATAGTAGTGATAAGGTATAAATTTCAATAGTTAAAAAATTATGAGTACAATAAAAGTAAATACAATAGAAACAAGAACAGGCTCAACTCTTACACTTGGAAAAAGTGGAGATACAGTTTCAATAGCATCAGGTGCTTCTACATCAGGAATGGGAAGAACTGGAACAGTAGATTGGCAAACTTCATCTGTTAAAACATCATCTTTTACTGGTGTAAGTGGAGAGGGTTATTTTATAGATACAGCAGATTCAGGTGCGCCTTTTAAAAATTATGCAATCACAGTTGCTTCAGGAACTTTATATGGTGGAGGAGGTTCAGGTAATATTTTTAAATTAGATGGATCAACACAACAAGCTATTACTTTGATGAAAGGTAAAACATATAGATTCACACAATCTGATGCTACAAATGATGGACACCCTTTAATTATTTCAACATCTAATTCAGGAACATTATCAACTTTTAAAGCTGGGATAGTTTCATCAGGAATTACTTATTATTTAGATGGTGCAAGTAATCAATCAAATTATACAAATACAACACCTTTTAATGCAGCAACAACAAGATACATAGAATTTCAACCACAAACAACAGGCACATTTTATTTTGGTTGCTGGGTACATGGTATTGGTATGGGTGGAGCAATTACATCTCAAAATGTGACTTTAAGTTTACCAGCAGGTTCTGCTGGAGCTATTGTTTCAGTACAAGATTATAACAATGCCTTTGACAATAATAATGTAACTATTGACCCAAATGGTTCAGAAAAAATAAATGGTGGAGATGCAGGACAGGCTCTTACTTTATCAACAGAGGGTCAAGGTTTAACTTTAGTATATGTCAATTCAACAGTTGGTTGGAGATCAATACATAGTGATGATTTTAACTCAATACCACAAACTCCAGTTTATGTTGCCGCATCAGGTGGTAATACAACTACAACATCACCTTGTGGTAATTATAAATCGCATATTTTTACAGCACCAGGAACATTTACAGTTTCAAATGCAGGAAATGCTTCAGGATCAAATTCAGTAGATTATTTAATAGTAGCTGGAGGTGGTGGAACTCCAGGAGGAGCATATAACAATACTCCAGCAGGAGGAAGTGGTGCAGGTGGTTTTAGAGCATCAGCAACAACTTTTTCAATAGGTTGTCAACCAGCAAAACCTTTAGTATGTGGTGTATCGGCTGTTGAAGTTTCTGCAACTGCTTATCCTATAGTGGTAGGTGCTGGAGGAGCAGGAGGATCACAAGGTCCAGGAAATCCAGGAGCACAAGGAAGTAGTTCAAGTGGATTAAGTTTAACATCTGCAGGTGGAGGTAGAGGTGGACATACACCATCAGGATGTTCAGGTGCAGGTGGACCTGGAGGTGGAGGGGGTATGCAATGTGGTGCTGCAGGTGCAGGTAATACACCACCAGTTAGTCCTCCACAAGGAAATCCTGGAGGTTTAGGTGTTACTAACCCAGCAAATCCATCACCAGGAAATGATAACAGAGGAATCGGTGGAGGAGGTGGTGCTATACAACCAGGATTTAATGGTGGAACAGGAACTCCAGGAGGTGGAGGTGGTGATGGTGGCGATGGTGCAGGTTTTGCACAAAACACTTGGGGTGCAACAGGAGAAGTTACAAGTTGTGTACAATATTTTGCAGGTGGAGGAGGAGGTGGAGTTTATACACCTAATCCAGCACCGAATCCAGGAGGTGTAGGTGGTTTAGGAGGTGGAGGAAATGGTGGTTCTCCAGCAAATCCAGGTCCATTCGGTGGAGGTACTCAAGGTGAAACAGGAACTGCTAATACAGGAGGAGGTTCGGGTTCATTTGGAGGAGCTCCAAGTCCAAGTACAAATTTTGCAGGTAATGCAGGTGGAAGTGGTATAGTAATAATAAGGTATAAATTTCAATAATTATGACAAGTAAATTAAAAGTAAATAATATAGAAGATACATCAGGCAATGCCATGGTATCTAAATGTGGAACAACTGTTACTTTAGGTAAAAGTGGAGATACAATCTCTTTAGCTTCAGGTGCAAGTCAATCAGGATTCGGTAGAACAGGTACAGTGGATTGGCAAACAAGTAGTATTAAAACATCTACATTTACAGCAGAAAATGGAAAAGGATATTTTTGTAATACAGCAGGTGGTACTTTTGAAGTAGATTTACCAGCAGGAAGTGCAGGTGCTATCGTATCAATACAAGATTATAATAACACATTTGATTCAAATAAATTAAATGTTGATCCAAATGGTTCAGAAAAAATTAATGGTGGAACTGCTGGAGATACAGTAGGATTAACTACAAAAGGTTTAGGTATTACTTTTGTATATATAGATGCAACAGTAGGTTGGAGATCAGTTCAAAGTAATGAATTTTCAACTGCAGGTTCAACTTTTATTGCTGCTACAGGTGGTAATAGTGTTTGCACTGTTGATACAAATTTTAAAGTACACACTTTCACAAGTCCTGGAACATTTTGTGTTTCAGCAGGACTTGGTACAGTTGATTATGTAGTCGTTGCTGGTGGAGGTGGAAGTGTTTATGATAGAGGTGGAGGTGGTGGTGCTGGAGGTTATAGAGAAGCTAAAACTGGAAGTAATGGTACATATACAGCATCACCTTTAGCAAATCCAACTGGAGTACCACTTTCTCCAGGTCCATATTCAATCGTAGTAGGTGCAGGAGGTGCTGCAGATAATTCAATTCCTTATGATGCTGGTAGTCCTGGTTCAGTTTCAAGTTTTTCATCAATAACATCTGCAGGTGGTGGTGGAAGTAGAAGAACAGCACCTCAAAATGCAGACAATGGTGGTTCAGGTGGTGGAGGAGGATATTCATCTGGTACAAATGGAAATGGTGGTACAGGTAACACACCACCAGTAAATCCACCTCAAGGAAATGATGGAGGTAATGCTTCTTATCCAAAAACAGGTGGTGGTGGTGGTGCTACTGGTGCAGGAGAAACAGGTCCAAAAGCTGGAGGTGCAGGTGCAACATCATCTATAACTGGAAGTTCAGTTGCTAGAGCTGGAGGTGGAGGAGGAATTGCTTCAGGTTCAGGTGGAGTAGGTGGAGGTGGAAATGGAAGTGCAGATTGCAGTCCTAGTACACCAGGAGGGGATGGAACAGCTAATACAGGTGGTGGAGGAGGAGGTGGTGGCTCTAATGTCGGTGCTGGAAGTGGTGGTAGTGGAGTAGTAATTATAAGATATAAATTTCAGTAGTTGAAAAAAAATTAAAAAGATGATAAGGAGATAAATATTATGGCACATTTTGCAAAAATAGGAATGAATGGAAAAGTTATCCAAGTATTAACTATGGATAATGAAGAAATGAAAGATGATCAAGGTAACGAAATAGAAGCTAAAGGTCAAGAGTGGTTAGAAAGACATAATAATTGGCCAGCACAAATGTGGATTCAAACTTCTTATAACACAATTAATAATACACATAGGTCTGGAGATAATTCAAAAGCATTTAGAGGAAATTATGCAGGAATAGGTTATGAATGGGATGAAGATAACAATATGTTTTTCCCCAAAAAACCTTATCCATCTTGGGTAAAAGATACTACAACTGCTAATTGGCAATCCCCAATAGGAGATGCACCTGATTTAACTGCAGAACAAATATCACAGAATGAAGCTGATACTCATAGGTGGGTTTATAATTGGAATGAAGAAACAACAGCTTGGGATTTGACAGATTTATTAACATAATATAGAACCTTTAATGTATGGTGGACATTAAACAAAACATACTTTCTAAAATAGATTTATATACTGGCACAATTTCAATGCCAAAAGGTTTTGAGATTGATAAAGAAGTTTTAAAAAAAGATATACTTACTCACAATATACAAGATTGTTCTTTTCCTTTTTCTAAAGAAAAAGATAAATTAAATACTTATTTAAGAGAACATATTTTTTTAGAATATAATTTTACTTTAATTGATAAGAAAGATATTGGTCTTATGTTTAAACCTAATGAATCTAATTTTCCTGAATGTGAAAATAACAAAGTTGATTTAAGAAACTCACCTGATTATGTAATGTTATATGGTGTAGATGTAGAAAATACAAATGTTAGAATTTATTATGATGATAATAGACGAGCTGGTAGAAGCTGGGATATAAATTTAAAAAATAATCAATTTATTATTTTTCCAAGTACATTAATATATCACATATCAAATAATCAAAAAGATAAACTAAATTTTATACTTAAAACAACTTATGATTTTATCTAATTACTATTGGTATTTTAAATCAGCATTAACACCAAGATTTTGTGATGAAGTAATATCTTATGCTAAATCACACAAAGAAAGTATAGCTAGAACAGGTGGTTTTGATAAAAAAAAATTAAGTAAAGAAGATGTTAAAAATATACAAAGAAAAAGAAAATCTGATTTAGTTTGGCTTAATGATTTATGGATATACAAAGAATTACACCCTTATATAAGAGAGGCAAATGTAAAAGCTGGTTGGAATTTTGATTGGGAAAGAAGTGAATCTTGTCAATTTACAAAATATAAATTAAATCAATACTATGATTGGCATTGTGATAGTTGGGATAAACCTTATGATAGACCTAACAGTCCAGAACATGGAAAAATTAGAAAATTATCTATGACTTGTCAATTAACAGATGGCTCTGAATATACTGGTGGAGAGTTAGAATTTGATTTTAGAAATTATGATCCACATATGCGTGATGAATCAAAGCATAGAGTACAATGTAAAGAAATATTACCAAAAGGTTCTATTATAATATTTCCTAGTTTTGTATGGCATAGAGTAAAACCAGTAACATCAGGTACAAGATATAGTCTTGTTGTTTGGAATTTAGGAAACCCATTTAGATAATGTTTATAAATAATTACTTTAATACGACCATTTGGTCAGAACAAAAACCAGAGTTTGTAAAATCTTTAAACAAAGCTTCAAACAAATATATTAAAGAAGCAAGAACAAGAGAAAAAAAATTTATAAAAGAACATGGTGATTTTGGAAGATCATATCACTCAACACCTTTAACTGCTGACAATGATTTTTTAGATTTTAGAAATTACATAGGTCAAAAATCTTGGGAATATTTAGATCATCAAGGTTATGATATGTCACAATATAATACTATGTTTAGTGAGATGTGGGTTCAAGAGTTTGCTAAAAAAGGTGGTGGTCATCACAACGCACATATACATTGGAATCAACACGTATCAGGTTTTTATTTTTTAAAATGTAGTGATAAAACTTCTTATCCTATATTTCACGAACCAAGAACAGGAGCAAGAACAACAAAGTTAAAAATGAAACCAAATAGAAAAGGTGTATGGCCAGGTGAAGAACTTATAAACTTTAAAACTACACCAGGCACGTTAATTATATTTCCAGGTTTTTTAGAACATGAATTTGCAGTAGATTTTGGTAAAGAACCTTTTAGATTTATACATTGGAATATACAAGCAGTGCCAAAAGAAATGGCTAAAGATGTTTAAAAAGAAAAAATATACAGTAATAAGAAAAGCTATTGATAAAGATTTAGCATTATTTCTATATAATTATTTTACTATAAAAAAACAGGTTTATGATACTTGTTTATCAGAAAGATATTTTAGTCCTTTTGAAACAGCTTTTGGTCATTATGAAAAAGACAATGAACAGATTCCAAATACTTATAGTCATTATTCTGATATTGCTATGGAAACTTTAATGTTAAAGTGTCAACCAATAATGGAAAAAACAACACAATTAAAATTATATCCAGCTTATACTTATGCAAGAATATATAAAAAAGGTGATATTTTAAAAAGACACAAAGATAGATTTAGTTGTGAAATATCAACAACTATGAATCTTGGTGGAGATAAATGGTCAATTTATTTAGAGCCATCAGGAGAGTTAGGTAAAAAAGGTGTTAAAGTAGATTTAAATGCTGGAGATATGCTTGTTTATAGAGGTTGTGAATTAGAACATTGGAGAGAAAAATTTAAAGGTAAAGTTTCAGCACAAGTATTTTTACATTATAACAATACAAAAACAAGATTTGCTAAAGAAAATATATTTGACAGAAGAAAGCATTTAGGACTTCCCAACTGGTTTAAAAGATGATAGATAAAAGAATGGTGGGTGAGTTTTACCACCAAACCACCAAACTCACCTGCCTTATATTCATGTTATTTATATTAACATCGTGTTCATCTAATAATAATACACCAAAACCAATTGGAACAATATTTAAAATTATAACAGGTAACTTTAAATGAATAAAAATGTTTTAGTTTGTATTCCTAGCTTTGATCAAAAAATTCATTTACAAACTATATCATCTATAATCAATACAAGAGATACTCTATTACAAGCAAAAATAGGCATAGGAATGATGTGGGTAAGAGATAGTCTTGTAACAAGAGCTAGAAATAAATTAGTATCAT